TTTTGATTTGGTACTTTTGATCTGTTTATCATAGACATGCCAACAGTGGGCACAGAACTCTTTATACCTTTGCTTTCTATTATTTGTCCTAGATTCAAAAGACTTTATGATGTCACTTAATTCCATTAAAATATCTTCCCATATGGACCGTATCTCCTACCTGCTTTCTCTGCAGTAAAGATTAGAGAAGTACAAAACTGATTTCTCTTATCTTCTGAAAGTGTCATAAGAGCATATAAAAATCTAAGTTGTTGTAATTTAGATGTAGCTACCCAAGGTTGTCCCCTATAGATATCAAAAGTTTCTTTTATATTAATAATAGCAGTTTCTACATCAACATTAGGTCCAAGATTTACATATCTATCAGCAATTAATTCCCCAATTATATCTCTATAATCCTTTTCAACCCCCCTAAAAGAAGTTTTATCCTTTGGAAATGCTTTAGCACTTGGTTCATAAAATCTCAATATATCATATACTCGCATCAAATCTAAAACCAATTCAACAGTTGCTTTACCTAACCTTGCAGCACCTTTAGTCTTAATAGTTGGTTCCCATTTTAAGTTACTAAATTTTGTAGAATCATTTGCCTTAATTTGAACTTTATATTCTGTCTTTTTTCCATCAACAAGACCAGGATCTACAATAGTTAAAACTGTATCTTGAACTAAAGTAGCTGCTCCTGGAGAACCTCTACCAACTAACCCAGTACGTGCACTTACAGCACCTCTTTCAATATCTTTTTTTGCTTGATCAACTCTAATTCTTTTTGTTCCAAGATGACACTTCACACCTGTAAGTTTCATCTTAGTTGCTATAAGATTTTTAAAAAACTTTCCACTAACATTAACAGGTTTCCATTCTACTTTATTACCAACTTTCTTTAATGATATACCCATTACTTGATTTGATCTAAAAAGAGCTCTAAAAATCGCATTAAATTTTGCTAGCTCAGATTCTATAGATCCACTTGGATCTCTCCTTTGATTAAAAGCATCTTTAATTTTTCTTCTCCACTGCTCCTCATTTTGTATCAACCATATATCTGCAGGGTTCCAATTATCCTTATTACCAATATCAAATTCATCTTTAACCAACTTAGTAACCCAATCCATAAAAGTTTCCCCCTTCTTACTACCAGGAAGAATATATTGTGGTTTAGGTCCACCATCACGACAGAACTCAGTAAAGTTTGGTTGTCCTATTTTCTTTATAAGTATTTTTTGTTGTTTGTAAAAATTAACTAACCATTCACCATCAATCTCATCATCCCAATCAACTCTCCCAACAGTTTTCCATATCTTTTTTATTTCATTATATGTTATATCATCATTTACAATATCATTAGCACTATTAAATGTAATATCATCTTGAATAGCCCTTTTAAATACCCATGCAGAACCCAACTCCTGCATACGAGTCATAGTTGCATCAGAAACAGTACCACCTCTTGCCATTTTTAAATACTTTTTAAGTATTTATTTATAGAAGTCTTCCTTCCATCCAGTCACTAATAGCAGCATCATATTCAGCAGTATGTTTGAATGCTTCATATGCAAATTGTTTTCTTAAACCTTCAACTGAAATTGATATATTTTCATTTAATGCATCAAGAAAAATTCCATACTGTCCTGGATTAGTTAATACAGCAACATCTTTATGATTCTTTGCTGCTGACCTTACCATACTAGGTCCACCAATATCAATGTTCTCTATTGCTTCCTCAAAGGTTACATCTGGTTTAGCAACAGTTTCTTTAAATGGGTATAGATTTACTGCAACAATATCAATCAATCCAATCTCATTTGCTTTACGATCTAATTCATGACTAGGATTACCACGTTGAGAAAGAATACCACCATGAATCTTTGGATGCAATGTCTTTACTCTTCCATTCATAATCTCTGGTGAACCAGTATATTCGGATACCTTCATTACAGGTATACCTGCTGCCTGAAGAACAGCATGGGTTCCACCACTAGATATGATTTGATATCCAGCACGGACTAATCCTTCTGCAAAATCAACAATACCTTCTTTGTTTGATACACTTAGTAATGCGTAGTAATTCATCTGTCTCCTGCTTTTCTATTTTCTGAATGATATACATCAAACTCTCCACCAGGATATCTCTTCTTTAACTTCTCTACATTACCTGCAACTACGTCATCGAATGATACTTCCAAAGCCATACAAGCTTGTGCAACATACCAGAGAACATCACCCAACTCAATAATAAGATGCTCTCTATTGTCGTCATTCCAAGGTTTTCCCTGAAACACCATCTTCTTAACGATTTCCATAAACTCACCACCTTCAGCACTAATCCCAACAGCAGCAGTGGTAAGACGATTAATATTGGAACCCTGCTTATCAAGAAGTTGAAGACTACTAATAAAAGCGTTATAATCTTTACTGGGATCGGATGTGACACCATCCACGAAATCAAGATATTTATTAAGGTCAACTTTTTTTGTCATTTTAGAATTTAAACTCTGCGAAAGATTTTTTTGGTTTCTTTTCTTCAATAGGATTATACTCCTCTTCTTGTCCACTGTCAAGGATATCCTCTTGTGCTTTTTGTTCGACATCATACAACCTCATTTTAGCCCTGTCTATTCCTACAACAAATCTCTTAAAGATAGTAGGATCATTATATCTATTCTTTAATTGTTTAACCATTATTTGATTTAAGGATTCCAACTCCTCAGTAGATATGAGAGCGAACATAAGGTCAGCAGTAGCAGGGAGTCCAAAGGATTCTGACGTGTCAGTAAGGTCAACATCGCTAGAACCGAAACCAGAACGAGTAGTTTGAGTAGCACTAACAATCGGTAAGTTAGTTTCGACAGCCAAACCCCTAAGTTCCTCCGCAATCGCTTTGATAAACGAATAAGAATTGACATTACTTCCTGCTTTGTATCTTGAAGATGCACATATGTTCAAATAATCTATGAATATTATATCAGGTTTAAAGGATTTTTTCAATGCTAACTCATTAAGTAATGCTTTAAAATGTCCTGAATGGGCAGATGCAGTAGGGTACTCTTTTATAATTAACGTTCCTTGTGTCTTCTTTGCAATACTATCAACCTTCTTATCAAACATAGGTTTGGGTAAGTCTGTTATATCTTGTATATTAACGTTTAGAAGATTAGCATCAATTCTTTCAGCAATTTTCTCTTCAGCCATCTCAAGCGTGATGTATAGTACGTTCTTTCCTTGGAGTAACACACTGCTTGCGACATGACACATAAACAAAGACTTACCAACACCAGTGCCAGCGAGAGCAATATTGAGTGTTTTATTTGGAATACCACCCTTGGTAATCTTATCGAAGAACTCCAAGTCGAACGGTATCTTGTCTTCTTTTCTATGGTACGATTCAAATCTTTCTTCATAGTCTTCTAAGTAATCGTGTCCTATATGATTATCAAAAGACACAGAAAGAGCATCAGACAAAATACCAGGAATAGCATCCCTTCCTTTGGTGTCATCCTGCCCATCTGCTAGTGCAATAGATTCCATTAATGCCAGGTATATAGCACGTTCTTTACACCATTTCTCAGTAGAATCTATTAACCATTTATTCTCTACAACATCATCAGTCAGAGAATTGTTAATATCTCTTACTTCTTTTACTTCAGTATCAGTTAAATCATTCCTATTCTCTGTCTCAATATTAAGTGCTTCAATAGTGATAGCAGAACCATACTTGACAATAAACTTAGTAATCTCCTCAAAGATTACCTTTTCAGTTCTTTGTTCAAAATAACTAGGTTCAATGAATGGAATAACTTTGCGAGAATACTCTTCATTAAATATTAGATTCCGAAGAATCGTTGTTTCAATTCGTTCCATAACGACAGCAGAATGATATACTAATCCGTGTTTTGTCCTCTTTAAAAGGTGTGACTAGATGAATAAGATAGGATGGGAATATAATTAATACTCCCGCAACTGGATAGAAAGAATAATGTCCCATATTAAAAGGACTAATTTCATCCACTGCTTCTAGATGTGTTTTTGTAGCATAGCATGGATCCTCAAAAACAACAGCACCTCCCTTACCGTTCTTGCCACTTCCAGGTATTAGTGTAACATTATCTTGGTAATTAAAATTGTAGTCATCTTCTATTATATCACCAATTGGGTAATAAACACCAGTTAATGCAGATCTTCCATGATGATGTGACATATTAAAGTCACCACACCCATTAATATTAGTCCACAATTGATGCACTTCCAATCCACTTTTATTGTGTGTTTGGTTACAGTAATCATTACAGCAACTTTCAATAATTGTTTGAAGTTTATTAAAACTATTATACCTATCTTCCATTCCGAAAGAACTATGCCATCCTCCCTTATTACTCATGAGTTCTCCATGAGAATGCCTATTCTTTTCAATAAAAGAATCCTCTACCAATTGCTCATTCATCTCGTGATATTCTTCACCGAGATTATAGATGCTAATTGGTACAGGAAAGATTGGAAATAATCTGTTAGTTACCATATGAGAATTGCTGTTTAGCAACAGCATCAAGTTTTTCCATTATATCATCGGTAAAGTAATCCTGTGGATTTCTTAATATTTCTTTTGCATAGATTTTTTTACCATTAAATTCATAACGTCCTGCAACGTTCTTCCACAACCCACCGAGTTCACCAAGTTCTAATAAACCATAGTAACGATCAAGTCCACGCTCATCATAATACAAACGTATATCAACTGTTTTATTCTCTTTACTTAAACGTGACTTATGAGTCTTTGCCTTGATAATATTTCCAATGACATCTTTTCCGTCTTTCTCTTTTTTCTTGGTAAGATATATGATTGTAGAGGCTGCATATTTAAGTCCACTACCTCCACCCATCTCTTTAGTGGGGACATAAGAACCGATGACATCATAGGTATGGTTGGTAACAATTAAAGGAATGTTTGCCTGTCCCAACTTCAAAGTCAACATTCTAAAAGCACCTTTGACAAGTTGTGATTTAGTCATGTCACGAACCTGTTTATCATCAAGTGCATCCCTGATTTCTTTTTCAGTGGAAAGCATTCCTAAAGAGTCTAACACAAACATACATGGTTTGCGATCTTCTATGGGGGTTTTAAGATAAATGTCAACTGCTCTAAGTGCCTTACTTCTGAACTCCTCAATGGTAACTACATTAACCACCACTAGGCGTTTCATGTCTATACCACGAGACTCAAGTAATCCTTTATTAACAGCAGCCTCAGTATCGAAATACAAACAGTAACCGTCAGGATTATTTTCCAAAAAATTCTTGACAACTGCGAGGGAGAAGAAAGTTTTACCAGTACTAGACTCACCAGCGATGGCAGTAATCTTATTAGAAGATACACCACCAAAAATGGAGCCACTAACAAGTCCATTAAAAATGAACGATCCCGTGTCGATGTAGTTTTCTTGTCCATCTATATCTGATGCTAATTGGGTATAATCATCACCAATTTCTTTTACAATCTCTTTTAAAAAATCCATTAAATTGTCATTCCATGTTGTTCACGAAGTATTGCCTTGTAAGGTCCACGAGGATTCTCATCCAGTACTTCCTTAACTAACTTCATTTTATTATAGAGTTTACTTCTAAACTCTCTCTTGTTCCAATCCCAATGCTCATTACAAAGAGCATCAACAATTTCATCAAACTCTTCTTTGTTGATTGGTAAATCCATTAGATGTCACACTCTCCATGTTTACATTGATAATCGTCAGATTCTGCATAGATTTGAACAGTACCTGCTTGGTTAGGATCTTGAGAAAAATCCAATTCCCCAACCCCTTCTCTTTTGTTATCATCTACAATATTTTTGAGTAAAAAATATAATCTAGTGTCACCTCCCAAAGAAAGTGCACTAACTATAGTTTTTAGATCTTTATGATCGATAGGTAATTCCATTAGGAAAAGAAGGACTCTAAGTTTACAGTTTTTTCCACGTTCCATCCTATCGCATCCAGGATGGCTTTAAGTGGTTCTACGAAACTCTTCTCAAATTGTAAGTCATAATCAATGTATTTGTCAAGTCCAAGTTCTGTAGGAAATTCTTGAATAAAGGAAACTACGTTCTCTTGGATTATATTTGGTTTTTTCAGATAAATGAACTTGACTTTCTCTCCATTACCAATAAGTGAGTACTTATTAGTGAGATTTTTCTTCTTCACATAGTGATTAAAAAGAAGAGCACCACGTATATGTATAGGAGTTCCTTTTGCATATATCGTAGAAGATGCAGAATACTTTCTAACATCAGATGCTGTTCGAGGAAATGCAATTTCTTCAGGTGGAAGTGTCTTAAATTCCTTACGGCATTTATCAATATAATCAATAACCTCATCCTCTGTACCATTCATTACTAGTTTAAGTCCATCCTTAATCATGGTACGACAAGGTGCTGGTGTTGAGGATTTAACTGCCTCAATACCCATCATCTTTAGTTTGGGTTCTTCATATCGAACACCCTCACTATCCCATACATTTAAAATGTATCTTTTCTTAGCAGTCCAGATTCCACGTTCAGCAATGTTCTCCCGTTTCATTACCATCTTATTATCATAAGCACTTACGTACTTGGCCAACGTTTCATAAGAACTCTCAATAAAAGGCTCAAATTGAGTTTCACACACCTTGTTAAGGAACGTGACAACGCCTTCATTAGTTTTCTCTCTGCCCTTGTATACAGCGTCAACCAGAGGACCCAAATTAAGATAGATGGAATCAGTATCTGAAGCAATAACATAATCTTCTCCGTCAGTTTTCAAAATCTTATTGATGTGAGCATTCATCTTATTCTCTATCCAACGGATAGATACCTGCCCACTTAAGGTAATTGCTTCAGCGTTAGCCAGTTTGTAGTATCGAAAATACTGATTGCCAATAGCACCATAAGCACTATTAAGTTGAATCTTTCTGGCCATCTGAATATTGTTACATCTAGCAATCTCCTTTTCAAGAGTCTTTGTTTTTGTTTTTTCATACTGCTGCTTTGC